GGGCGGCACGACCGGCGGCGGGACCGCCCATCTGCATGTCACCTCGGTGGCATCCACTTTCGGGTCGGCCACTTTCAAGGTGCAGCACAGCACATCGGGTTCCACTTGGGCAGATCTGATCACCTTCACTGCCGCTACCGGGGTCAGGTTCCAGCGTTCCACGGTGGCGGGCACCATCAAAGAACGGGTGCGTAGCACCATTAGTTCGTACACATCAGCCGGCACGTCCGACACGATCACCGCCTCAATGGCTTTCACTAGAAATGGGAGAAACATCTGATGGCTACATTTCGCCACGGAAAGGGCGCAAGCTTCGAACTGGATTCGACGGCTGGCACCCTGGTCAATCTGTCGTCCGGGTTGGACGACGTGACACTGTCTCGGGACATGAATCCGGCCGAGGTGACCACTTTCGGAGACAACGACCGTAACTACATTGGCGGTCTGCGTGGGGCAACCATCTCCTGTTCGGGACACTTCTCATCGACACATGCCAACGTGCTGGACGGCGTATTCGCCGATGCGACGTCGACCTCATACACGTTCAAATACAACCCGGAGTCGACGGCGGCCACCAGGCACACCCTGACCGGCGAGGCGCTGATGACCAGTCTCGAGTATGGGTCGCCCGTTGACGACAAGGTGTCAATGAGTTTTGATCTTTTAGTGACTGGTGCCGTGACCTCGACCAACGAGTGAGTAGTAGAATAAGGGTCATGACAATCAACCGTAGTGAGGCCATGCGCCAACGTTGGGCTGATCCTGAAGAACGCGATCGGCTTCGGGAATCCATGCGATTGGCAGCGAACCGCCATTGGGCAAAGCCCGATTCAAGAGAAAATCATCGCAAGGCGACTCGGGGCCGGGTTATGTCGGATGACGGCAAGGCTCGTCTTAGCGAGGCGAGGAGCCTTCAGTGGGCGGCCCAACTGGATCAACTCCTAGCGGGCTGCGAGAAGGTTGGCGCTTGTCTGATCTTCACGCCGACATCGAGGAAGGTTCCGTATCGCCGAGTATGGGAAGCGACCCACGGCCTAAAGCCTTTTGGCATGCACATTCATCACATTTGTGGGAACGGCAAGTGTCTCAACATCGACCATTTGCAACTCGTGGACCACGGGGACAATGTCGCCGAGATGATCGAGCGTAATGGATATAAACGACGGATTCGCAAGTTGGAAGACGAACTCCGTCTGAACAGCACGGCGGTCGTGTTGCTATGACCACATACCGACATCTGGTCGGCGGGTTCGCCTATGGCGTGTCCCACGCACCGGGCGATTTGGTAGCGCAGCGGGTGCCGAAACGGAAGCTTGCCGAGTGGCTGGCGGCCGGGATTATTGCGCCGGTCGACGATGATGAGGGAGAAGATCGGTGAGTCTCTTACGTGACAGGCTGCTGTCGATGACTCCGACGTTCGCGTCGGAGCTGGTGGACATGCCCGAGTGGGACGACGCGAAGGTTGAGGTGCGTTCCATGTCGGCGGGGGTGCAGGCCCGGCTGGGTGGGGGTGTCCCTTCGCAGGCGTTGTTCCAGGCGATTGTTGCGTGCTGCTATGACCCGGAGTCGGGTGAGCGGCTGTTTGTCGACGGTGACATTCCGTGGTTGGAGGGGCAGCCGCCGGGTCCGATCGCCCGTCTTGGTGAGGTGTGCTGGCGGCTGTCTGGCACGGAGGAGAAGGCTGTTGATGTGGGAAAAGGCGGCTGATCCAAAGTCCCTATGAGCGCTACCTGTTTCATCTGGCGGAAAGATTGCATATGACGGTGGGTCGGCTGTTGGATGAGATGTCTGCGGCTGAGCTAATGCTGTGGATGTCGCACGATCTTTTGTCGCAGCAGGAGCGGGAGAAGGCGCAGCGGTTGGCTGAGAAGGGCATGAAGCAGCAGCGACCGAGGAGACGATAGTGGCCCTGACTGTCGCCGAACTGAACGCAAAATTGTCGGCGGACACGTCGGATTTCACGTCGGCTATCGACAAGGCTGAGAAGAAGTCGGGTGATTCGTTTCGGACTATCGGCAGCACGATGACCAAACTGGTGTCGTTGCCGCTGGCTGCGATGGGCGGTATCGGTGTTAAGGCGGCGTCGGATTTGAATGAGTCGATGTCTAAGGTGTCTGTGGTGTTCGGCGACAATGCCAAGGTGATTGAACGCTGGTCGAAGGGTTCTGCGAAGAATATGGGCGTGTCGCAGCAGGCCGCACTCGAGGCCGCGGGCACGATGGGCAACCTGTTCGGTGCGCTTGGCTTGTCGGCTGACGCGTCGGTGAACATGTCGAAGGGCGTTGTGCAGTTGGCGGCCGACCTTGGGTCGTTCAACAACATCCGCACCGAGGATGCGTTGGAGAAGCTGCGGGCCGGCCTGGTGGGTGAGGTTGAGCCGCTGCGTGCGCTTGGTGTGAACCTGACTGCGGCGACAGTTGAAGCCAAAGCGCTGGAGATGGGCCTGGTGGGGGCGGACGGGGAACTGTCCGAGTCGGCGAAGGTGCAGGCCCGCCTGGCGTTGATCACCGAGCAGACGGCAACAGCACATGGCGACTTTGCCCGTACGGCCGACGGGTTGGCGAACTCGACGAAGACGGCGCGGGCGGAGGCGGAGAACGCTGCGGCGACTTTGGGGACGTCGTTGCAGCCGATCACGGCGAAGATGGCGACTATCGTCGGTGATTTGGCTGGGGCTTTTGCTGCGCTACCGGGGCCGATCCAAACGGCGATCCTTGTGGCCGGGGGTATCGCGATGATCGCCGGGCCGATCGCGACCGTCATTGGGCTGGTGAAGTCGTGGCAGCTGGTGACTCTCGCCCAGACTGCCGCACAGTGGCTGTTGAATGCGGCGTTGACTGCGAACCCGATCGGGGTTGTGGTGATGGCTATCGCTGCGCTGGTCGCCGGGTTCGTGTTGGCCTACAAGAATTCGGAGGCGTTCCGCAACATTGTTGACGGGGCTGTCCGTGCGGTGGGTGCTGCGGCGATCTGGGTGAAAGACAGGTTTGTGGACCTGTGGAATTTCATTGCTGCGCTGCCCGGGAAGATCGCCGGGGTGGCCGGGAACATTGCCCGTTCGGTGACCAGCATGATCCCTGGTAGCGGGATCATCGGCGGGATTGTGGGCAGGCTGCCCGGGTTCGCCGATGGTGGTGTGGTGCCCGGGCCGAGGGGTGCGCCGATGCCAGCGATCGTCCACGGCGGTGAGACGGTCGTTCCGGCCGGCGGGGGTGGCGGCGGCGGTTCGCAGCAGCCGATCGTGGTGCAGCTGGTGGCGGACGGCAAGGTCATCCAAGAGATTCTTTTGTCCCATCAGCGCCGTTCGGGCGCGTTGGGTCTGACGTAAGGAGACGCAGTGGCGGACAATGTGGCGATCACGGCGGGCTCGGGGACGAGCATCGCCACCGATGACGTGTCGAGCGTTCACTACCAAATCGTCAAGCAGGCTATCGGCGCGCTGAATAAGGTGAGCCTGTTGCAGCCCTGTTCGGTGGGTGGCATCGCTGGCGCTACGGCGGATGTGACCGTAGTTGGTACGTCGGCGATCCTGTTCGGTGTGTCGTGGTACAGCACCCAGGCGCAGACTGCGGCCGCTGGCTCCCTCGTTTTCAGGGACAGCACCTCGTCAAGTACGGGGACGACTCTTGTCGGGGTTTTCCTGTCGACCGGGATCGGCGCCGCCCAGCACCGCGATGGCACGGCGTGGTTCGGCCCGCAGGGTATCAACTGTGCCAGTGGTATCCGAGTGGTGTCCAACACGACCGTCGACTACCACGCTAAAGCCTTCTACATCACCCAGTAATGCCGCTACTACTGTTGCCCTACAGCGCAGGCGGGAACGTTGCGTTCCCCGACCTGTACCTGGAGGTGGCGTTCACCACGAACCCTGGTGAGCCGCCAGTGTGGGAGCGCATCCCACTGGCCGACATCCGTAGTATCGACATCAACCGTGGTCGTTCGAGGGAACTCGACCAGTTCCAAGCGGGACGGATGACGGTGGTGTTGGACAACCGTGACCGGCTGTATGACCCGCAGTATTCGGCTGGCAGCCACTTCGGTGACGTGCTACCCAATCGGCGCATCCACCTGATCGTCGTGTGGGACACCTCGTATTATCTGTTCTCCGGCTATTTGGACAACTGGGCGCAGAACTGGGATAAGACGAACGAGGCGACCGTTGTGGTCACCGCGACCGACGGGTTCAAGGTGTTGGCACGGGCCGACCTGCCCACGTCAGCCTATGCGGCGGAGGTGCAGAAGGATAGCCCGGCCCACTGGTGGCGGCTGGGTGAGGCTGTCGGGGCGACCACGGCATTCGACTCGGCGGGCAGCGCCGACATGACCGCGTCCGGATCAGTCACCTTCGGAGCAACCAGCCTGGTCACAAACGATACGAACACCGCAGCAACGTTCACCCTGGACAGCACGGATAGGCTTGTCACATCAGCCTTCGCTAGTCCCACGGGCACGGGCGGGTTCACCATCGAATTCGTTTTGAGTCCCGACAACCACACGAACTCATCCCAGGTAGTTATGTCGGAGCCGAGCGGCACCGACGCCGACATGTTCGTGGAAATCAACAACACCGAAAACATCGACTTTGGGGTTGGCCCCGCCGGCCGTGTCTCCAGCCTCACATCTTTGACCGTCGGCACCGCACACCATGTTGCGGTACGCCGAGACGCATCGGGTGGACTCACCGTTTTTATCAACGGTGTTGACAATACGGACGC